CGATCCTATCGCTGTCAAAACTACAGTCGACCATCTCATCAAAGAGTGGATGAATAAGGCAAAAGCCGGAACGTCAATCTGCTGTATGTCCGACCCTAGTCACCGATATTTCCGACATGATGTGTATCCAGAGTACAAAGCGAACAGAACCGGCGAGAGACCAGCGGCACTTACGACGGCTCTCGATCACATTCGCAATAAGCACAGGATCGCGGAGTACGACGGACTTGAAGCTGATGATGTAATGGGTGTGCTTGCCGGATCAACGGCACTGTCTGATCCAGTCGTTGTTTCAATCGACAAGGACATGATGACGATCCCCGGTAAAATGCTGAACCCCAGTAAAATGCGGCGACCGCTGCGAATAAGTAAAGCCGCTGCCGACCGGCAAGTTTTTATGCAAGCCCTGATGGGAGACAGGACCGACAACTACCCCGGTGTCGAGGGCATTGGCCCGGTCAAAGCCCGGCGCATCATCGAACAACACGGTGACGCCAGAAGATGCTGGGGTGCTGTTGTCGAGGCGTTTGGCGATGAAGACCAAGCGATAACAATGGTTCGCCTAAGCCGCATATTGAGAGCCGAAGATTATAATTTTGATACAGGAGAAATACGATTATGGCATCCAGTCAAACCAGTGTGGATGAGACCAACCCATCACACTACCGAAAAGGCGAAATCGAAACCATCGATTACATCAAAGCCGCGCTCACGCCAGAGCAGTTCGACGGATACTGCATCGGAAACGTCATCAAATAAGTCAGCCGCTACAAACAAAAAAACCCAGCATCGCCGGAAACGGACCTCAAAAAAGCGAGGGGGTATTTGAACGCTATTATTGAGGAGTACAAAAATGAAAAGTAACCAACATTATGGGATGGTTCTCCCAATTTCGGAAGAAATCGACACGCAGAAGTACCGACAAACGGGCGAAGATTTCTATTCAAAGATCGTGCGGATATCAGACGCGCTTAAAGACAACGCTGACCACTTTGAAAATTTCAAAGACATCTTGCGTTACATGAGATTTCTACCGGCTGGCAGGGTCCAAAATGCAATGGGCAGCGTCCGCGAAACAACGGCTTATAATTGTTTTGTCAGCGGTGTCATCGAGGACTCGATGGACAGCATCATGTCCAAAGCGACAGAAGCCGCTGAGACGATGCGGCGAGGCGGTGGTATTGGTTATGACTTCAGCCGCATCAGACCTCGCGGGGAAATGATTAAGTCTCTCGAAAGTAAAGCGTCTGGCCCAGTTTCTTTTATGCAAATCTTTGATGCCGTTTGTCAGACCATAGCTTCAAGCGGCCATAGGCGTGGCGCTCAAATGGGCGTTTTGAGGGTGGATCATCCCGACATCGAGCGTTTCATTACAGCCAAACATAACGAAAATTTTCTAACAGGCTTTAACATCTCAGTCGGTATTACTGACGAGTTCATGGATTGTCTACAGAAACACAAAAAGTTCCCACTTCGCTACAATGGAAAGGTCTACGAAGAGATCGATCCGGTTGCTCTTTGGGATATGATCATGCGGTCGACTTGGGACTGGGCTGAACCCGGCGTTCTGTTTATCGACACCATCCAAAAAATGAACAACTTGTATTACTGCGAGGACATCGAAGCGACTAATCCTTGTGGCGAGCAGCCGCTGCCGCCGTACGGCGCTTGCCTATTAGGTTCTTTTAATCTGGTAAAATATGTAGATGTCGAGGCCAAGCGTTTTAATTTTGATCAGTTTCAACGGGACATTCCAGTTGTTGTGCGGGCGATGGACAACGTCATCGATAGAACCATCTACCCACTAGAACAGCAGAAGGTCGAGGCTGAAAGCAAACGTCGCATGGGTCTTGGCGTTACAGCGCTGGCAAACGCACTGGAGATGTGTGGTAAACCCTATGCAAGTACAGCATTTACCAGACTAGCAAATAAAATATTTAAGACACTGAGAGACGGCTGCTATGCTGCAAGTTCTGATCTCGCGAGGGAGAAAGGCAGCTTCCCGCTATTTGATAAACAAAAATACATCAAAGGCGGATTTGTAAAAACCTTGAGCCCCTATGTGCGTGAGAAAATTGAAAAGAATGGCATTAGAAACAGCCATCTTCTAAGCATCGCGCCCACCGGAACAATCAGTCTGACTGCCGACAACGTCTCTTCCGGCATCGAGCCGCCGTTTGCACTTTTCTATGACCGAACAATTCAACAGTTTAACGGCCATCAGATTGAGAGGGTTGAGGACTACGCCTACCGTCGAGGTGTTGCCAGCAGAACGGCAAACGAAATAAGCGCTAAAGAGCATGTAGACATACTGGCGTTGGCCTCGCGATATATGGACAGCGCTGTCTCAAAAACATGCAATGTCGGTGACGATGTCACGTACGACGAATTTAAGGATTTGTATCTGACCGCTTGGAAATTAGGTGCAAAAGGCATCACGACATTTCGTGCCGCCGGCAAACGCTACGGCATCCTAAATGAGGTGACCGACGAAGAACCAAAAGCCGAAGCCTGTTATATCGATCCAAACACCGGCCAAAAAGAATGCGAGTAGAGCCTATCATGCAATCCCATACGTCTTACAACAGCAAACCTAAGTCAACTCGTTTGGTAGCCGCTAAACGAAAGTGCCTAACATGCCAACAAGAGTTTAAGTCTCAACATCAATTCCATCGGATTTGCAAAAATTGTAAAAAAACTGACGAGTTTCGAGGAGCCGCATGGACGATATAGATGAGGCTTCTGCCCTACCAGATGATCTCGCCATCCCCGTTTTATCGAAAGATTTAATCAATCAGTTAAATCTTACTTACCCGCCACGATGTAAAAATCTTGGTGAAAGCGAAGAAGAACACCAACGGTATGCTGGGAAACGCGAGTTAATCGATGAAATGGTAGCTCTGTTTCGTGATCAAGAAGATGTTTGATGGGGTACGTCAGACAATCACGGTTAACCGACGCCTTTGAGTTATCTCTCAAACTTAGGCAATCTGACTTAGATGAGTTAGCTGTGTCGTCTGACGACCATCCGCTCGTTATTCTGTCGCGTCCTTTCGCTCGACCAGACTTTTATCAGACATACACAATCCTCGATGACCACGAAAATGTCATAGCAATGTTTGGTGTGTCTCTCGACGCTGTTGTTTGGATGCTTGCAAGTGACAATCTGCTCAAAAATTTCACGGATCGTTTTCTGCGAGAATGTCGATTTTGGGTAGATGTACTGCAAGGACCACATCGAGTGATCTACAACTACGTCGACCATCGAAACAGAAAATCCATAAGCTGGTTAAAGTTTTGTGGGTTTGAGATGAGCCCGACGCCTGTGCCTCACGGGCCGTACGGACACCCCTTTTACTTATTATATCGATACAAAGAAGGAACAATAAATGTGCATGAGCAGTCCGAGTCCACCGCCCCCACCGCCCCCGCCACCTCCTCCACCGCCTGAGGCTACGCCACCCAGCGCAAGCTCGGCGAATCTACCAAAGGCAGAGGCGTACATTGATGCAAAGAGTAAACGAAATCGCTCTCGGTCTGTTCGTTCGACTCTTCAGATACCTCTGACCAGCAGCAAGTCTGGTACAGGCGTAAACACAAATACGAGTAGCTAATGCAGGAATCAGCCCTCAGTCGGTACGAAGCGTTAAAACGTAAGCGTGATCCGTTCCTTCGTCGCGCCCGTGAATGCGCTGAGTTGACCATTCCGGCCCTTATGCCGCCGGAAGGTCACAGCGATGCGACCATGTTGCCTGAGCCTTACCAAGGCTTGGGCGCGAGGGCTGTGGTATCCTTAGCGAGCCGCTTAATGGTGGCTATGTATCCACCGGGCAAACCGTCATTTAAGCTGGATATTCCGCCGGAAGTTCGCATTCAGAACGGCGACATGTCTGTAAACAAAGACATCGAGCAAGGGCTGATCTTATCGGAACAACTTATCCAAGCTGAGATCGAGCGAAAGGAGTGGCGTCCGGTTACTAACCTTGTCTTACAATATCTTATTGTAACCGGAAATGCTCTTGAGATGATGATGCCGGATAACACCATGCGTGTGTTCCGTCTGGATCAGTTTGTTGTTTCGCGAGATATGCAAGGGCGTGTTCGTGAGATTATAACTGAGGAATATCTCAGTCCAGAAAGTCTACCGGAACAGATAAAATCTATGGTCACAGCGGAAGACTATAGCGCTGACCGTGTGCAATTGCTGACACACACGATGCTTCTGAACGATGGGACATATAAAAGTTATCAAGAAGTAAACAAAGAAAAGGTGCCAGACTCAGACGGCATCTTTGACATGTTGCCATATAACGCACTTACGTGGACTAACGTCATCGGTGAAGATTACGGGCGAGGTAAAGTAGAAGAACACTTACCTGATTTTCGCGGTGTTGATGCACTCAGTAAATCGATGCTGGATGGTGCAGCGATGGCAAGCCGCAACGTCACGATGATCCGACCCAATGCAGCGGGTGGTCTCAATTTGAGACGCCGTTTGGCGCAAGCTGACAATGGCGACATTATTGTTGGTAACCCCGAAGACGTAATGATGCTGCAATTCCAAAACGGCAATGGACTTCAAATCACAGCGGCTGAACTAGACAGACAATCACGCGAGCTAGGCTTTGCGTTTTTACTAGGGTCATCGACCGTTAGAGACAGCGAACGAACAACGGCATACGAAATCCAACGATCCCAAGAAGAACTTGAGGGTGCGTTGGGTGGTGTCTACTCGCAGTTAAACCAAACTATGCAGCAGACACGTTTGCAGCGATTAATCTTACAAATGAAGGCAAACAACCAGCTACCAAACTGGCCGGACGGAATGATCGAACCTACGATATTAACTGGCCTTGAAGCCCTCGGGCGCGAACAGGATGTCAGCAAAGTACAAGCGGCTCTACAGTTCTTACAAGGGATGCCGCCGGATGTTCTTAGCTATGTGAAATGGACTGAATTATTAGGCAAAGCATTTTATGGGCTTAACCTACCAGACGCTGTTCGATCAGAAGCAGAGATGCAGCAGCAGCTACAGCAACAGATGATGATGCAAGCTGGTCAGCAAGCGATGGCAGCGGGCGGTAGTGAATTAGCGACAAGAGCCGCACAGCAGATGACACAACCACAACAGCAGACAGAGGAGCCAGATGTCTGAGCAACAAATAGACCCAACGCCTAACGAGCCGGTCGTACCGGGTAGTACTGAATACAACCAACAGATGATCGACCGTTTTGAGGGTAAGGGTGAGAATACTGACGTTGAAGACGAGCGTGAATTAGCACCAGTCGCCGCAATGCCAGAAGGTGGTCTTGAAAAATACTACGACAAAGAAACCGGAAATTATAACTGGGAAGCCCACGCAAAAGAGCTTCAGTTTAACCTCGATGGTCGCCGTAAAAACGAACCAGAAAAGGCAGAACAAGAAACTAACGAAGTCCAGATTGAGAAGAAATCGGAACCAGAACAACAGCAAGTCTTTAACATCATTGAATCGGCTGGTCTAACGAATGAAGCGCTTACTGAAAAAGTGCTCGCTAAAGGCGATATCGATCCCGAAGACTATGCAGCACTAGAGCGCGTTGGCATCCCAGAGAGCCTCGCTCGACAGTATGTTGAGAATGCAAACTATCGCCGAGAAGGCGAAAGAACATCTATGTTTGAGTATGTCGGTGGCGAAGACAATTGGAACAACATGTCTTCATGGGCTGCTGAAAACATGCAAGAAGCTGAGATAAATGCTCTGAACGATCAGCTTTCAAACGGAAACTGGCGTCTTGCGATGGACAGCATCCGCGCCCGCATGGGTCCAGTTGCTCTGCAAAATGAGCCACAGTTTATCAGCGGAGAGCAAAGAACAGGCGGAACAACCGGGTATCGTTCAAAATCCGAGATGATTGCTGATATGAGAAAGCCCGAGTACGCAAACAGTCCAGCTTTCCGGCAAGAAGTTATGAAAAAGATGCAAGCTGCTACTTTTGATCTTGATCAGTATCAAGAATAAAAGTACAGTGAACTTAAGTTAATCAGTTTACCTCCCCCGCCAAACTAGGGTCGTGCTTCGGCACGGCCCTTTTTTTCTGGGGCTTCTGCCCACTGCTAACGCGGACCCGGCTACGGTCGACAATCTGACAGGTGCAAACGGCAAAACCTTAACCTAGACCTTTACTTTAATGGAGATGAATTATGGCTACAGGTGACGCATCGTCCCCGGTACGCTTCGGTAAGGGTGCCTCAAGTCCTGTTGATAACCGCGAACTCTTCCTTTCGATTTTCGGAGGTGAGGTGCTAACGGCTTTCGACAGTGCGACGGTCACCCTTGACAAGCACTTTGTTAAGACAGTTCCCGGTGGAGCTAAGTCTTATCGTTTTCCTAAAACTTTTCTTGCCGACGCGGAGTATCACACTCCCGGCACTGAACTGCTTGGGAATGATCTTTCGACCTCAGAGCAAGTCGTAACAGTCGATGACATTCTTGTCAGTCACTACGCGATTGCTGATTTGGATCGCATTCTGTCTCACTTCGATATGCGTTCAATTATCGCAAACGAAATGGGCAGAGCGCTGGCAAAGGTGTTCGACAAGAACGTCTTCCGTCAGATCATTCTCGCAGGACGTACAGCAGCGGCTTCGCCATTCCCCGGCGGTGAAAGCATCACCGACACCGGTCTGGCTGCTTCTGGTGGTGTCTACAACGGTAAAGAATGGATTGATGCCATTCGTGATGCCAACAAGCGATTGTTCAACAAAGACGTTCCAGAAGATATGCCTCGTTATCTGGCTGTCAGCTACGAAGTCTTTGATGCAATCAAATATGCGGTCGATGCCAACAACAATCTGTTGGTTCTTAATCGCGACTTCGGTCACCCCGGTGCTGGCGGCGTAGAAGGCCGCGCTGAGACGATGAACATCGATGGCGTTACGGTTGTTAAATCTCGTAACATTCCGTCGACTGATGAGTCGTCCACGACAAGCGTGTACTCAAAGTACCGCGCCGACTACAGTAACACTGCCGGTGTTATGTGGTGTCCACAGTCCGTTGCGACTGTCAAAATGATGGACATCAGCATGGAGACTGAGCGAGACGTTCGCCGTCTTGAGGACTTCATGGTGTCGAAAATGTTTGTCGGACATGGCGTCCTTCGCCCCGAATTGGCGATTGAGTTTAAAGACGCCTAATTGATTGGAGCCGTCGCTGGCTAACGCTGGCGGCGGCTCTGATTTTTTTCACAGGAGACACGCATGGGATTCACAAAGCTGGAAGCTGTAAACATCATGCTCGACAGCATCGGCGAAAGCCCGGTCTCGTCTCTTAGCTCAGGTCTGCCCGACGCTGAAGCAGCGGAAACGAAACTCGATGAAGTTAACAAACTTGTCCAAGCTAAGGGCTGGCATCAAAATACCGAATACGACATCAAGCTGTCGCCCAACGCTGACAGCAATATTTTAGTTCCAGCAGATTATCTCCGCGTCGACACGCGAGGTAGCGACAAGGAAACTAACGTGTCAGTCAGGCGTCTGACTGGCGTCAGTATGTTGTATAACGTAAAAGATCGAACTTTCGTTTTCACAAACAGTCTTCAGTGTGACGTAATTCAATTACTCGATTTTGAAGACCTTAGCTTGGAGCTATCAAATTACATCGCATATCGAGCGGCACGTAAATTTCAAGAAGCTCAGATGCAGTCTACGACGCTGGATGGATTTACAGTTCGCGCTGAACAAGAAGCATACGCATCGCTTATGGACAGTGAGTGCGAGAATGAAGACTTAAATATACTGAGTGATAACGCACACTGTTACTATGCGACCAGCAGACACCACAAACTTGCAGGGCGCTGATGGGACGCCTGATTGAGCAAAGCATCAAGACGCTGTACCAAGGCGTCAGTAGACAACCGGACTCGGTACGACTTCCCGGCCAAGTGGAAGAAGCTACGAATGTTTTAATGTCGGTGGTGACCGGCGGTTTTGAAAGTCGCCCAAGTTCTCGACACATAGCCGAAAACACCTTCATTACAGGCTCGTCAGACAAGCCATTTATTTATTCGTACGCGAGAGATGCTACGGAAAAATACATTATTATTGCTAAAAACGGCGACCTTAAAGTGTTTGACCTCGATGGCGTCGAAGTCACCGTGGCTTTCCCAGATGGCAAAGCATATCTAGCAGCAACAACACCAAACGAAAGTTTCTCTGCCGTCACAATTGCAGACCGAACCATTATTGCGAATAATTCCTTTACAGTTGCGATGGCTGCTAATTCGTACGTCGAGAGTCCGACACAAGCTCTTGTTAACTGTCGAACAACAAACAATTCGACCAGCTACTCTATCACAATCAATGGCTCAAGCGTTTGGACTTACAGCGGCAGCGCTATCAGCGCGACCGAACTAGCGTCTAACATTATATCCAACATTTCTCTTCCTACTGGCTTTTCGGCTACTCGCGACGACTTGACAATTGTCATCGAGGATAGCGCGGACAGTGATTTTACCATCGCGCATACAGGTTCTGACGACATCTACGGTCCTATCACCATGCGCGACAACGTCGCCAAACGAACCCACCTTCCGCCGACTGCTCCTGACGGTTATCTCATCCGCGTGGGTGCTACCATCGACGGCAACGAATTAGGCTTCTGGGCTAAGTTTTCGTTGGCGGACGGCGGCTGGGTAGAAGCTGCTGATCCTTATGCCGATAATGATTTCAACGACACAACGATGCCTCACTTTTTAACCCGGCAAGCAGACGGCACGTTTGTTTTTGAAAAAGGCACGTATGACGCTCGTATATCTGGAGACACCACCACAGCCCCCGATCCAGACTTTGTGGGGCAAAAGGTTCAATCAGTCATTTACCACCGCAACAGGTTGGCTTTCATCGCTGGTGAAACAGTTACATTCAGTCAGTCTGGTAAATACTTTACATTCTGGCCTGATTTCAGCACTCAAAGCCTCGACAGCGACAGCTTTGGTCTAACAGCAAGTGCTTCGGAAGTTAACCTTTTGAGACACGCATTGTCGTTTAGGAAAGCGTTATTCATTACGAGCGATAAAAACCAGTTTGAGGTGGCTGGCGACGAGCGGCTTATTCCAGAAAATGCCACGCTCGACTTGTCGACCACGTACCTGACCGAGACGCTGTGCCGTCCAATCAACTTAGGTTCTACTTTATACTTTGCTGCAAAGAGCGGCAGAGACGCTTGTATCTACGAGTACAAATTTGACGACAATACGCTGTCGAACCTAGCGTCTGACATAACGCTTCATGCGTTGGGCTATGTACCGGCTCCTGTCGTGATGATGACCGGTGATCCAACCAACGACATGCTGTTGCTGTTGTCGGATAAAGACCGATCCAGAATATACATTTACAAGATGTATGTAGACGGTGATCAAAAAGCACAGTCGGCGTGGCATATGTGGGATTATGGTGATTCAACTGTATACATACATTGGATCAAAGTGATCGAAGGTGATCTTTATGCGGTCGTCACAAGGGGAACACAGACGTTTCTGGAAAAGACTAAACTTCGGTATGAGCTAAGTGATGACAAGCATCCTTACCAAATCTGTCTTGACCAACAAACGAAAGTAACAGGCAGTTACAACAGCGCGACTGATGTGACTACATGGACAACACCGTATCTTCACAACAGCAAGGCTGCTGTTATTTTGTCGACAGATTTTCCGACAGGTAAAGTTGGAGAGCGTCTGACTGTGTCGTACCCGACAACAACAACAATTACGGCAAATGGTGACTTTAGCGCTGGTCAGGCTGTCATTGGACTGCCGTTTGAACAGGAAGTTCAATTATCAAAACTGTTTGTCAGAGAGAGGACCAACACCTCAAGGACAATAACATCAGGTCGTCTGCAATTGCGTAGGCTACAAGTAAATTTTCAAGAAACTGGTTTCTTTCAAATCAAGGTCACGCCAAGTTTTCGCGATGAACAGACATTTACATTTAACGGTCGCCGCGTGGGATTTGGAGACAACTTAGTCGGGACTGTTGCTATTGCCGATAGTGGTCACTTTGCAGCACCCCTTCAAGTCGACGCCTCGACATCAGTAATTAAAATTACGAATGATACTGAGAAGCCTATGACGATAACTTCGATAGATTATCGTGGATTCTTTAATGAGCTTACGAGGGCTGAGTGATAGAAATCAAACAATGTCGTCTATCTGAGGTTACACAGATTCCTCAGTTTGAGACGCTTGTAGAAGAGTATGCTGACGAAGCAGCAATCGAGGGGCTACCCCGTCCATGTTATAATAAGCATATATATAAGACGCTTGAGCAATCAGGTATGATGCACCCGTTGTGTTCTTTTAATGAAAATGAGTTGTCAGGATTTATAAACATTTTAGTCAACGTAATACCTCATTACGGCAATAAAATTGCTACATCCGAAAGTTTTTTTGTGCGCCCAAAATTTAGAAAAGGCGGAACAGGGTTGAAACTTATTGAGGCAGCAGAGCAACTCGCAAAGCAACAAGGTGCTATTGGCTGTCTAATTAGTGCGCCAGCAGATAGTCGATTAGATGTGGTTTTATCACGCTCGTCTTACACTCATTCAAACAACGTGTACTTTAAAAGTCTGCTATGAAACATTTGTTGAACACAGATGTTTATTCGATTCACTCGATGAGTGAAGAAGACATTCGGCGTGTGGAGAAACTTGAACAATTCAGTTTTGATGGACCTCAATTAGAAATAGAAACAACACACACGCTTCACGGCGGATTATATGCCAGGACCGTATTTCTACCCAAATGTACGTTAATTACTGGTGCGTTGATTAAAATAGAAACTGTTTTGATTTTAGCGGGCTACCTGTGTTTTTACAAAAGTGACACCCCTTCCTACTATCGAGGCTACCATGTTTTACCAGCCGGTAAGAACAGAAAGAGCGCAGTTATTGCTCTTGAAGATAGCCATATGACCATGCTGTTTCCAACTTCAGCTTCATCCGTTACCGAGGCCGAACAAGAGTTTACAGACGAGCATGAAGCGCTAATGACAAATCGTCATCCCGAAACCCATAAAACAGGAGATACACCATGTCTGGACTGACGACTGCCCAAATGCTGGCAATTTCGACAGTTACCAGTGTCGCTATGGGTGGGATGCAGATGATGATGGCTCAACAGCAAGCAGAGCAACAAGCTGCAATCGCTCGACAGCAAGCTGAAGCGGAGTATGCCGCTGCAAGAGCGCGGGCCGAAGCTGAGTACAGTGAAGCTAACAGACAGATAGCCGAAGTTCAAAAACAAGAGATAGAGGAAAAATCCGATTTGATCAGACAAGCTAATGAACAGCTAGGCTCTCTACGCGCTGCTGAGACCGCACTGACTGACGGGTCTTTAGGTAATCTTTTCTTTGAAAGCCATTATCAAAACAGCGCAGACCTTGTCCGAATTACAGAAAATGTTGACAAACAAGTTGATGCTGGACGAGCGGCGAAAGCAGCCGCGTCTCAGGGCTTCACGAATAGTATAACGATAGCGAGGAATAATGCTCAAAATACGCTGCTGCGAGCTAATGCCGCCTCAAATGCTGCCGTGCTTCAAGGCATAGGCACAGTCGTTTCTGGCACAGTCGGTGCCGTTAATCAAAAGATGATGCTAGATCGTTTAGAAAAGGCTTAACAAAACATGTCTGAGAGGTTTCAAAGATCGCGGGTAAATCTGGCTACATCAAACACACCGCGAGTTCGTGCGGCTGGTCCGGTGCCTCACCAAGTTCCGCAATTTGTCGGAGCAATGCGTGGTATTGATCCTAGAGCCGGTGACATGACGGCAGCTTTCAGCAATTTCTTTGGAACAATAGGAAACGCTGTTCAAGACACAATGTCGACGCTTGGTAAGATTGAAGCGCAGAACATTGCAGACCAGAATGAAGAGTTAAAAAAACTTGCTACGGTCAAAGCCAGTGAAGCATTCCAGCTTAATGCTGAGACTGCGATATCGAGTATGCCGTCACAGGTTCAATTGCAAAACGGTGACTTTATAGATGTATCGGAACGTAAGTCCTTCACACGGACTTATAGTCACGCAATAGGAACACTAAGCGGACAACGCATGATTGACGATTTTCAAACGACAATCGCGCAACCCGGTTTTGATCTAAACACCTTCGATGACTTTTCCACACAATACTTCAACGAAAATTTTACAGGCGGCACCGGCAACCCGTTTCACGACGCAGCGATGGTTGGACAGTGGAACACCAAGATCGATGAGCTAAGACTACAGAACAATTTGAAACTAGCGGAAAAAGCTAAAGAAAAACTGTCGGAAGCTGTCGGCACACAAGTTGGAAACTATGCCGAAAACCCTGCCGATATAACAGAAGATAATTACTTGGATTCCATCAGCCAAGTGAAGAGCGCTGCGCCTAATCTGACAGAAGGACAAGCGGCATCGGCTGTTATTGGCACTTGGATTTCTGCCGCATCAAAAAAAGCTACGACGGCTAAGTCACTTTCGTCATTCTTAACTCAACCGTTTTATGACGATGACGGGAATCAAATATCACAATCCTTGTATGAAAAATTTCCACGCGAAATGGAAATACAATTACAAAATCTTAACAAAAAATATCGTGAGCATGTGACGATGGCTGGGACACAGGTTTTCACAAAACACAACAACACCCTGCTTGACATACAAAACATGGACACCAGCACACCAGCTAACATGAAATTAAAAGCAGAGCGGCTTGCACAACTGCTATTGCAGTCGCAAGAGATGAGTAACACGGAAGGCGTGGGCGGCGCAAACATTTCTAGGTTTAACACCGATTTACAGAAAGAACTTAACAAACACAGAACTGAAATGCTCAGTTTAAGAGCGGCGTCTGATATTGCATCCGGTCGTAAACTGGTGCCGGGACAGCCGGACCTGACAAACGAACAACTGGAAAAAGAGGTTCCGAAGTTAATCTCACTCGCTGATTTTCAGAACACGAAAAACATGACTGATGTGAATGCTTTTGGAACTATGGTCCGAAACATACATCAACAAAAAAACTTTATACCCAAAAGCGCAGTTAATTATCTGATCGAAGGGCTGAATAGCTCTGATCAAAATGTGCAAAGGCTTACAGTGTCAGCCATCAAAGCGTTCGATCCGCACAACCGTATCTTTAAGTCACTCATTAAAGACCAACCCACAGCAGCCGCTGTATATCAGGGTATCATCGCTGGTAAGCGAATAGACATGACGGACCCAAATATGATCGCAGCAATGGTAACGGCTCCCGACGATCTATCGGCTCTAATGAATGGCGGTGTAATACCGGATAAAAACCGTAAAAAAACTGACATAGAAAATTTTAGAAAATTCGTACTTGGAGATGGTCTGACATGGACGACGGACACACTCGCTGAAGATTTAGCGGGCAAAAGTGATCCGTGGTTTTCCGGAGAAAACCTCAGACTTAGTACTTCTCTTGAAAAAGCCGTCATGGATCAGGCAGTAATTCTTGTTGCTAATAGCAGAAAAGCCGGAAAGCAGATGACGCTTGAAGGACTACGCTCTGAGCTTGTCACACACTTCAAAGGTAATATTATTGTCCACCCAGATAACCTCGTTGATTTTCAACGGACATCTACGAAGACCGTAGACGGCACAGAAATCCCGCCTTTATCAAACTACACAATGAACCCGTCTGGTACGCCAGAAAGCACGGTCGACAACGTGCAGGAGGCTGTTGAGGACATCGAGGACGGTCTTCTTGGGTTAACAAGCGCATCAGGCGTTGAACTAGATTCCAGTAATCTATACGTCCGTCCCGACCCCGGTGTAGCTAAACACAACGGTTTGTTGATCTTTGAAGACAGCACCAAAGAGCCTCTGCGTCTCGGCGTTGGGACGACATATAAAACCGAACGCATTTATGACGAGCAAGGTGAACGCTTTAGCGGTATTCGAGATTTTCTACCTAGCTTTATAGCTGAAGGTTTTGAAAATCAGGATGTGAAGCTGACCGGTGACCCGGCAGCAGACGCGGAGCTTGTTAAATCGTTTCTTCATCCATCAATCGGCTTGGTGCCAATCCGAAACTTAAATGGTGATGTCGTTGCTTATAATCTCGCGGTCGTTCCGTACTATAAGAACATTGACGAAGATTACATAAATTCTGAGGAGTACCAGAAACTGTTGAAGGAAGAAGGCCCAATGGTAGCTCGTAGGAAATACAGTGAATACCAGTTAAAATTAATGAACCCCAATACACCCGGTTACCTTAAAATTCTAGGAGCCGGTTACTGATGACGATGTCCTTAGCGCAAGCAAACGAGAGTTTTCCTTTAGACATGTCCGGCGTGATGTCTGCGAGGACAGAAGAAGAATATGACGCCGCCGTCCACGATAGTGTCCGAGATCAACTCCGCTCGGCTGGACTTATCAGCCCAACGTCTGGCGTCACCAATTTTAACCTTGAACCCGAAGAGAACCGTAGCTGGTTTGATAGCATGTCGAGAACGATTATGAAGGCTAATCCCGCATTATTTGATGATCCGGCTGATACTGATCGACGGAATTATCTGCAAAGACGTTTTGAGTTTATCAGTGACCATGAAGGCTGGAGAAACAAAGTCTATAAAGATACGCGAGGATTTCGCACGATTGGCTATGGTTTCAATTTAGATGAGCCGTCAAATCGACAGTTATACAAAAATGCTTTGGGAAAAACCGACGAAGATTACAACAACTTGAGAGACGGTAAATCTGTTCTGTCAAACAGTGACGGACGCATCCTTTTCGAGGCTGCTGCTGGATCAGCCGAAAAGCTGATCAGTTCTCGGTTCAGTGATGTCGATCTCAAAGGATACGAGCGTCTTGCGTTAGTCTCTCTCGCCTACAACTCACCTAGTCTGATTGGTCCTAACCTGACCAGACATATTAAAGCTGGCGACAAAAAAGCTGCATTTGACGAAATCAAATACAAAAGCAATTTACGCAAATCTAAAGGCATCCAAAACCGTCGCAATCTTGAAGCTGAGATGTTCACAGGCATGGACCCCGACGATGCTAATGATAGCGGTTGGTCTATTGCATCGATATTTGGCGTCAGTACTGCCGAAGCGGCTGAGTTGAAATCATCAAATGAATTAATAGAGCAAGGACGAAAGTTAGCGCCTCGACCTCGAATGAAACCAGAATACAAAGAGCCAGAAAAAGTTGGGTCTTGGCTGTCCGGTATTATTCCCGCTCAAGTTCGTGCTTTGACAGCAGATTTGTTGGAAAAGGACTTAGATGAAACGAGAAACGAGGATTATTTCTCTGACTCAGAAAAAGAAGCCTTGCTCAATTTAGTAGTCGATAAGATCAACAGGAGCGGTCGTCAGTCTGGATTTATCGAGTACAAGGATTACGAAACAGGCTATTCCGATGTAAAATTTGCCGGTAGCTCGGGAATTGTGAAGACGTTGTTAGCTGATCCTGAGTACGCAATTAAAACCACCCTTGGACAATTTGCTTACAAAATTGACGACAGGGGTCATCTCATTGTCACTGATCAATACAACTTCAACGACGCTGAGAAATTGCAAAAACAAAACCCAACCAACGAAGACAAAATAAACAATCTTCTTACTTATGCTGGTGATGCCAAAACGGGCGGCTACGGCATCATCCGTCGCGTTGGTGGACTATGGGGCTCGAAAGAAAACGAAGGCGCAAAGTTCGACATTGATCTTGGGCCTGTTTCTTCTCTACGGTTCAAGGTCGCCGCTAAATGACAATTGTCTTAGAGCGTGACTTCGCTGGCACCGCCGACAACGTCGCAGCGGCAGAAATGTACCGTGTTCAAAACGCGCCTCTATACACAGCGACCACTCCAGACCCTGCTGGTTTCTTTGAAACTGCTGGACTGATGTACCAGCAGGAAACGGTGATTGGCAGCGCCCTGACGTACGGCTTCTCTCCAGACCGGGTGCAAGGCAATTACACGTATGACAAGACCTTTAATCCGTATCGATATCATTTTGAAAATGCGGACACGATGGAAGACGCGACGCCGTGGGTCCGCACTGGATTATTTCACGATGTTGTCAGCGAGGATCAGTTTCAAGATCGTCTAGGTCGTCTTAGAGAAGAAGCTGAAAATAGAAAGAGACTGGCGGAATCCGACAGCGTACTAGGTCTGATTGCTGGAATGGGTTTGTCACTACTCGATGTGGCAACTCTTGTTCCTATTGGCGGTTGGCTTTCTAAAGGTAACACACTAGCTAAGGGTGCTAAATATGCTTTAGCTGGGGCTACGTTCACAGGAGCGCAAGAAGTTGTCTTGCACATGCAGCAAGACCTACGCACTCAGAAAGAAAGTCTGTTCAACATAGCCGCTGGCGCAATATTAGCCGGTGGCATTGGGCTGTTTGTTGGCGCAAGACAACCGGGTAACTTATTGCATCCACGCTCTGCTAATTACATTTTTAAGCCTGAAAACAAGTTGAGAGTTTCGCTTGGGACAGTTGGAAGTCGGTTAAAAGATAATCCAATTGTTGAGCCAGCGGTAAAGGCTGGTAGAGCCACAGTCAAATTCACTGCCGACACCAGCGTGGGTGCTAAAGCTGTCGAAGCTGGACAACTGGTCAAATCTGCTGGTGCAACGACATTAGCGAAGGTCACACCTGTCGGCTATTTAATGTCGGCAAAAGCAAAATCCGCGCGAGATTTTGCCGTAAAGATGATGGACACGGGGGGACTGCTTACGGATCAGATGGCTACAGGCCAAGCCGCACGATCTTTTGAAGACGAAAAAACCACTATAATGAGCCTGTTTGAAGATACGTTTGTTTCTTCTGTCGACAGCTTCTACGCGCTTCGGATGGAACTGGAAAGAATGACCGGTGGTGTTCAATCGCGTTTGGTGCAAGACCTTGGCGATACTGCGAGAGGCGTAGGTCGTTTTTTTAAGCAGACATTTGGTAGAGATGTAGAACAGCCTACCGGCACACACTTTGAAGATTTTGAATGGCAGGACATCACATACCGTGCGCTGCACGATGACATCGATGAAGGAACGCTAGACAATCTGAAGTCTCGTTTCGGTGACGAAGGTGCAGAGTTAATTGTGACCAAAGCTAAAGAGCAAGCCGAACTCATACATACCGCCAATCAGGAAATGGAAGACCTGATGGTCAAAAGCGGTATGATCCAAGAAAGCCAACGGATGGGTCGAGAGTATGGCCTAGCGCAACTTTGGAACCCGAAGGGCTTTGCAGCAAATCCTAAAGCTGCGGTCGCTTTCTTTATTAAGAAGCTAATTAATGATCCAGACGCCGAATGGCTTAACACCAATTTTGGAATGACGCTGGAGGAATTTAACAAGCTCGGTAAAGAAACAGTTACCATAAAAGGTAACGTCGATGATGATGTAACCTACACGCCCGAAAGTGGCCTAGACCGCCGTGTTGAAATTTTAGAAGACTGGTCTGGTAACACGTATGACCGCTCGATCATGGAAGCGGAGTTAGCTGTCGAACAGGCTGAAGCAGCCTATCAGACAGCAAGACGAGAAGCTGTGTTAGCCGGTCGAGACCTTCGGGCCTCTGAGACCGACTACCGAAAATCTACTGTCGCTGAAGCTAGAGCGATACTGAAAAAACGTGTCGCAGAACGTGAAAGAACCCAAGCTAACCGTGAAAAACTAGCGCTCGAAAAACGAGCAATAGACACTGAGCTTAGGCGTCTTGAAGAAGAGCAACGTGTGCGAATGAACCAGTACCACGACACTGGTAAATGGCAACGTAAATACAGAAGCGAAAGAACAAGCCAAGTTGAGGAGACTGAAGACTTACTCAAGTCACTGGAGAAAGAACAAGCACCGTATGCGGATATTGATGAAGCACGAAAGATGCTTACTGAGGCTGATGCGGAGATTGCTCGTATCGGACCTGACGCCCTTAACGCCGCTGTCCTCGATGCCCTACAAAAGCCTGTGTACAGCCGCGCTCTCAGTAAACTGAAAGAGCGTCAGAACAACATTAACCGTGAGATTAACAAGCTCGATAGACGCCTCGCCCGCCTCGACCCGAAGACAGAAAAGCTGGACGCAATGGTACAGGCTGCCAGGCAAGCTGTGGTTGCACGACGGCAAGCTCGCGTTGCCCTACGGCAGATAAAAAAAGAAGCCGACAAGGTATCTAGAAGAGCAAAGAAAGAAGCTAAATCTGCGAGGAAGTCTGCAAGACGAACAGAGGCAAGACTGCCTGTCCATCTGTATGCCGAACAACTTGTACAACGTCTAAGCAAACAGACTCAAATGCCGCGTGGCATTCTGGACACGGAGGTTTTTGTTAGCGGTCGAGCTAAAAGTCGCAAGATTATATTGACGAACGAAGAGCGTAGAGAAGCCATCGAACTTGGGTTACTACGCGACGATCTTTATGGGGTCATGTACCACGGCTACGATGACGTAGCTAGTCGTGTGGCACTGCGTAAAAACTTTGGATCAGAAGCTCCAGACGATGTGCTTAGAAGCATTAGGGACGAGTATGATAGCTTACTGGCAAATGCGCGTAGTCGTAATTTAACACCTCGCTACATCCGTCAGCTTGAAAGGGAAAAACGAGGAGCCCTCAGTCGCGCTGAAGGCGTCTGGAATAGAGCGTTAGGTCGATATGGTCTGCCGCAAGACCCTGATGGGTTTTTACACTGGGGTACAGGCATGTTGAGAGCTTGGAACTACGTCATGTACGGCTCTGGGTTTCTCTTAACATCCTTGACTGACTTAGCGTCTGTAGCTCTCACGACTGGATTTCATACCCTCAGTGTTAAGCATATGTCTGCTTTGAGTAAAACAATGAAGGGGATGAAGAATGAAGAAATTCGACGCCTCAGTGTAGCTCTTGAGAGAATACTGCATAACAGTAGAACACTTAAGATAAACGATGTCGGTGATTTAAAAGACATGGCCGGTATTGGCGAGCTTGGGTCTATAACACACAACACGACATCTGCAATTACTCGCGTTGTCCAAGGTCTATCAAACACAGCAAGTGTTATATCTGGGATGACATGGTGGAACACGCGGCTTAAAGCTCTGGCTATGTTGGAGATGCAGCACAACCTTGTCGGACTTATGAGACAATATCCGGACCTACTTAGACAGGCTTCTGCCGGTTCAAAGAAAGCGCAAGTCGAAATTAGTAAACTTGCGTCTATCGGTATTGGAGCGGAGCAAGCCGGTCGTATTGCCCGCATGATGGCAAAACATGAACCACAAAATATCGACGGTCTCTTTGAACTCGATATGCATCGCTGGTTAGACGAAGGTGACGCTGGAAATCTTGCGTATCAAGATGTTTTGACCGCGCTTCGTAGGACTGCCAATCGAGCGGTAATGACCCCCGGTATCGGTGACACCCCACTGCTGATGTCTACATCGATGGGTAAAACAATTCTTCAGTTCCAAACTTACGGCTTTGTTTCTGTGAACCGTTTTGTCGCTCCCGCGTTGCAGCGCGGCAACCCGATGACATACGGTGACATGGAATCTGTTTTATCGATGGCGTTTGCTGCTGGTCTCGGCAGCGGTGTCGTTGTCGGTAAAGACTTGCTGCGCGACGGAACGGTCAGAGACAGAAGCCCCAGCGCGTGGGCATACGATATTTTAGATCGATCAGGGTATTTGATGTATCTCAGCGTTCCATCAGCGGCTCTTTACAGAACTGCCTCTTACTATATTGGTGATGGTGCAAGACCATCTCGATACTCACAGTCATCTAACGTGATGTCTTTACTCGCTGGGCCGTCCGGCAACCTTATTTATAACCTCGGCAGTCTGGGCACTGACGCAGTCTATGGAGACATGGAAGGCGTCAAAAAGACGGCGCTTAAACTCGCGCCTTTCCAAATCCTTAAACAAGTTTCAGAAAAAATAGCAGGAGATTAGTATGGCGTTTGCTCGAATCGTCCACACTGATCTGGACGGTTCGACTGACGAGTTCGACGTAACCTTTCCATACATCAGTCAGACGCATGTCAAAGTGGAGTTGAACGGGACTCTGACCACAGATTTCACGTTTATCTCTAGTTCCCGAATCCAAATGGATTCAATGCCCGCATCCGGCGACGACATCCTTATCTATCGAGCAACCTCGCCTTCAACCCGATTGGTTGACTATCAATCTGGATCAATCCTGTCTGAGGAAATCTTAGACACCGATAGCCTACAAGCGTTCTACCTTGCTCAAGAGGCTAATGACGTTAGCACATACGTCATTAATAAAGACTCAAGCAACAACTGGGATGCAACAAACAGTAAAATTGTAAATGTTGCTAATCCTACCAACGCACAGGACGCTGCTACGAAGGCGTACACGGATACACAAGTCGCTGGTGTTTCGTCAGATGCGAGCGCCGCTGCGGCCAGTGCTAGTGCTGCCGCGACTAGCGCAACCAATAGTGCGGCTAGTGCTGCTACAGCATCGTCTTCAGCATCTACGGCGACCACAAAAGCATCAGAGGCCAGTGCTTCAGCCGCTGCCGCTGCCGCAT